GTGTTGTTGTTCTTGGATGAGGTTGACCGTGCAACTATGGAGGTTCGCCAAGGACTCTTTGAGTTGACTGACAGCCGCAAGCTGAACGGTTGGCATCTTCACGCGGAGACTCTGATCGTCGCCGCCGTCAATGGTGGCGAGCATGGCGCTCAGTACCAAGTTGGTGAGATGGACCCGGCAGAGCTTGACCGCTGGACTGTGTTCGATGTCGAGCCTTCCACGGAAGATTGGCTCAAGTGGGCTAATGGCCGTATCCCTACTGTAGCGTGGGACTTTATTAACCACAACCGGAAGCACTTGGAGCATGAAGGTGACTTTGAGCCTAACAAGGTTTACCCTTCTCGTCGCTCTTGGAAGCGTTACTGTGACACCGCCGAAAGTGCTGGCGTCTTTGGTGAAGAAGGTGATCGTGACCTTCTGTTCAACATCGCGACCGCGTTCCTTGGCTTTGAAGCTGCTGTATCGCTCCGCGACTTCGTTGAGAAGTACGAATGGCAAGTAACCATCGAGGACATTCTTGATGAAGGCGATCTGGCCAAGACTGAAAAGTGGGGCATCAATGACCACGCTGCCATGATCGAAAAGTTTGAGGCATCCGATGTGTTCAAAGAGGACTTGACCGAGAACCAAGTATCTAACCTCGCGCAATACTTTGTGGCTCTGCCTTCCGAGATTGCCATGAAGCTGTGGACCGTTCTCGGTGACACCGATAACATCAACAATGTTGTGGCCCTTCACAAGGCCGAGACTTCCGAAGGTACACGGGTGAGTGATCACCTTGTCGAGATCCTTGGCGGGAACACAGAGGACTAAAATGTTCCATCGGTTACCACCGATAGACAGAGAACCAGAGATAGGTGACCTTTGCAGGCTTAACGGCTCAGAAGGTCAAGCCTATCGGTTCCGTATTAAACACGGGGTAGGTATGATCGTCAAGAAACATAGACATGAAGAATCCCGCGTTATTCACTATGAAATCAAATGGCTAAAAAGCGACGAACACATGAGGTTTTTCAAAGATGACCTAACGATTATTTCAGATGTGGACTGACAAACTTAAAATAGGTGACCTTGTGTGGTCGCGACGAGACAACAAGCCGGCTATCATTCTCGATAGCGAGGAAACTGCACGCGCTAAGTACGGCGATATAGCCAACAAGCGTATGCGGTTCAGGCTGCACATTGACGGCCATCAGGGATGGCTGGATGAGGTTAAACTTAGAGCCTTGTATAAACTTCCTTGACATTTGCTTGACACAACTTTCCTTGACTATACCGCTCAAGCGGTTATATTATAGGAGTAAGGAAAAGAACAATAATGACTGACGATACTAAAAAGCCCTTCAATCTCAACATGCACACCGCTCGCCTGCTTATGCGTGAGCCGTTCTTCGCTGCGCTTTCGCGTCGTATTGACAAGATTGCATCCACAGCGATCCCCACCGCTGGTGTGCGCGTCAATCCTGACTCTGCTCAGTTTGAGATGATTTACAACCCTGAGTTTTTTGCTTCTCTTTCGGATGATCACAAGCAAGGCATCCTAATGCATGAGTTTTACCACCTTGTATTTGAACATGTGACAGGCCGTAAGCCGGCCGATGGCCTCAAGCGGATTGATAACATCGCTATGGATCTGGCTATCAACTGCCATATCTCCAACATGCTACCAAGCGAGTCTAACCCCGGCCCCAAGGTCAACGGCGAAGACATGCAGGCGTGTATCCCCGGCGAAGGCATGTTCAAGGATCTGCCGCCGTATAAAACTTATGAGTGGTATCTTGAAGCACTTAAAAAGATGCGCGATGAGCAACAAGAAGAAGGTGATGGCGATGGTGAAGGTCAACCCGGTGATGGTGATCCTTTCGGCAACGCCGACTCGCTTGATTCACATGATGGCTTTGGTGAGGTTGATGGTACAACTCAAGAGATCGCCAGCGAGCGTATGAAGGATGCTATCAAGAAAGCCGCCGAAGAAGCCGAGAAGTCACGCAACTGGGGATCGGTATCCTCGTCGATGCGTACCGACATCATGGACCGGATCGCTACTAAGGTAGACTGGCGCAAAGTGCTGCGATACTTTGTTAAGACATCACAGCGCGCTGATAAGCGTAGCACTCCGCGACGACTTAACAAGCGGTTCCCAAAGGTTCACCCCGGCAAGCGCGTCCGTCGCCAAGCCAAGATCGCCATCTCCATTGATCAGTCCGGCTCTGTAGATGATGGCATGCTCTCTGCGTTTTTCTCTGAGTTGAACAAGCTGGCGGAGATCGCAGAGTTCACGGTGATCCCCTTTGATACTCAAGTTGCCGAGGACAAGGTTTATACTTGGAAGAAGGGCCAGAGCAAAAAGACCGAGCGCGTATTGACTGGTGGTACATGCTTCGATGCTCCTACCAAGTATGTCAATAAGCACGGGTTCGATGGTCATATCATCCTGACCGACTTGATGGCTCCGAAGCCCGTAGCCTCCAAGTGTCAACGCATGTGGATGACCACCAAAACCTACGCATCCCGCCCCTACTTTTCAACCAATGAACGCATCGTCGCTATTGACTAAGGTGCGTTAAACTTTTTAGGGCAGCCCTAAAGGAGAACAAAATCATGCCATTCGCAGGACCAAGAACAAATAACGATGGTGTCATCAAAGCATGGCAAAATGGCGTAAGCGCGCGTAATCACAGGTATTCTTTTAGTAGTGTATCGTATCCAAATGGAAGCGCGGAGTTATTTAGCTATGGCTTAAAGATCGGAGAACGGACGCCTGCCGGTGTCTTTGTCATCGCGGACTTCACCGCACCAGCCAAAGGCTTTCATTCTATGACAACTTCTTGTCATGTGAACCTTACCAAGTGTATGACCGGCAACGCGGTCATCATGAATCCGCTGGTGTGGGAGTGTTCACCAATGAGTGAAAGCAAACCCTTCTGATGAGTAGATTCAAGCCCGGTGATCTGGTCAGGATCAAAGATGGTACAAATCAGGCTGAAATCCCTGATCATCGGGTTGGTATGATTGTAGAGGTTGGCGAGACTTCAAAATCATACACCAAGGCTTACACGGTTATCTTTCTTGGCACCGATGTACAGCTAAAGTTTCACGCCATGTTTTTAGAACACTTTACAACCCCCTGACATTTGAAACCTTGACAATAGCCCGCAAGTGGTTATATTATAGGTGTAGAAAGGAGAAAATACATGCTTACTATTCCACTCATCCGTACCGAAGAAATGAACTTGACGCCTATCGAGCGATCAGCCATGAGATGCGAGCAGGTGATCACTGCCATGATGATGCAGGCCACCATCGCAGATCCGACGATCACCCCTCAAGAGGTTGATACTTTCACTACCTTGAGCGTTGCAACTATCACCCCAGCAGAGGCATAAATGACAGCATTTGAGATAAAACTGTATAACGAAGAAACGGGCAAGTACAAGTTTCTGGGTGTGGTCACTGCCGGCACCAAAGAAGAAGCCAAACAAATGTTTATTAGCCGGATCAACTATGAACCGCGCAAAGGCTTTCACCTATTCGTCAAATCACCCGGATGTCTATAATGGATCTGCCTATTAAAGTTACATGGCCACCGATGCTCTACACAGATATGAGCGGCCAAAAATGGGCTGTGTCCGCGCAGCATTGGATCGAGGTGCCTGATACTCTGACGCTTGACCGTGTTGGTGAGTATATGGTTGTGGATCAGCGATTTAATCCCCCACAACTGACCGAGGTTCGCACCTACGAGGTTCAAGGAAGCAAAGGCAACACCTATACCGTGACACAAGATAGGGACACTTGGACCTGCACCTGTCCCGGTTTCGGTTGGCGACGGAAGTGCAAACATGTCGAGGCTCAGAAGAATGAAAGTCGGTGATCTGGTGACATATGCCTTTCAACGCTCACGATGGCGCAAAGGTGAGTCTGTTAGTCTTGGCTTGATTGTTGAGACTGGCAAGTACACCGCCAATCGAGATGTTAAAGTTTTGTGGACTGATCAAACAGAACCAGAAACCGAAACAAGCCAACACCTTTCACTCGTTGACGATTCCTTGACAACTTAAACCTTGACGATCACCCCTTCCGGTGTTATATTATATGTATAGAAAGGAGAAAGCAAATGCTTCAAAACCGTAACGGCATGATGGCCGCTCTTGTTATCGCTGATCTGACCTGTTGGTCTGGTCTTATTTTTCTCGCCTTTAAGTGGGCATCTTGCACATGTGGGGTGTAAATGTCCGAAGACCTTAAAACCTTGAACCTAACACAGCGACAGATCGATCTTGTGCTGGAATGTATCGGCACCAATATCGAAACAGTGAAGCGCCGGCATCCTATGACCGGAATGGCCGCTGATCTTGTCCAAGAGCTTGCCGAGATGGATATGGATATTCGAGAAGAGGCTTTTCGTGATGAACGCTGGGATGATGCGGAACCGACTGAGATTGCAGAAACGCAAATGTTCAACGCTGGTGTGGAAGCACGCGAAAACGCGAAGGCATCCAGCCGAGCCGCGATCCGAAGAAACTTTAACTTGAAGCCCAAGAATAAGAAACTTTCCAAGACTCAGACACATGATGTTTGGGACGCCAACGATCCTAAAAACTGGTAAGTATATGTATTTGTTAGTATATTTGTGGGGTCTTTCGATTCCCGGTTCGGGTTCAATCTTTGACCCGACAACTGTTGACCTTGTTGTTGACATTCCCTTGACAGAATCAGCCTTGACTCCGGTGCCTTCCGGTGTTATATTATAAGTATGAAAGGAGAGAAATCTATGAAAGTCGGTGACTTGGTGAGAGTAAGAACAAAGCACTACGGTAGCAAACTGGGTGTGGTCGTTGAGATTGACGAGGATGGTATTCATGTCAAACCTCAAAAGCACCCGCGCAACATTATTGCTGGTGCGGCCGATGTGACTGTATTGGTGAGCGCGTGAAAGTCGGCAACTTGGTCCGAAGAAACCATTATGGTTCGCCAAGTAAAGGCTGGGGGCCAGTCGGGATCATTATCAAGCCTGCCCTCTCGCTGCCGAGTGATTGGTGGATCGTCGAGTGGGCTGCTGACGGGAAGCGTGAGACTATAAGAAAAGAACACATCCAACTCGTTTACTGACATTCCCTTGACACAAATAGCCTTGCATATACCTCTCAGTGGGTTATATTATATGTATAGAAAGGAGAGAAATGATTATTCTATTGACAACCCTTAGTATCTTGACCGCTGCCGGAAGCGCAATCTATATGCTCTATTCACTTGAAAATGGAGAGCAAAAATGATCAAAGTTGGAAACATGGTTCAAAGTAAATACGTGCTGAGTAGCGGCAAAGAGGGAAATCTCGGTTTGGTGATGGATTTACGCAATACGGCAGAAGAAGCCGACGCCTTGGCTCATATATATTATCCAAAGACCCGCACATTTGGTTGGGTTCACATCAAGGACATGAAGGTGGTAGCATGAAAGTTAAAGCAGTAATCAAGAAAATCAAAACGCACTTCAAGAAGCAAGGCATTGATATTGATGTGGAGTATAACGGAACGCGCTGGAGTTTTCAGCACAAAGATTATGTTGGCTCATTCTTGGCTAACGGAGCGATGGCGAGCGATACGGCTGCTCAACTTGAGGCCGACGCCTGCAACTTCCATGTTCGCCGCTGTGATGATTATTCCGATATGCAGTCTGACTATTTTGCTGGCTCATTCCGTGACAACGCGAGCCAGATGATTGAGGCTCTGCTTCCGAAGCCACCAAAGTTTAAGGTTGGTTCGTTGGTTCAAGGCAAGAGCAACAAGCGGGCTACTCGTCTGGGCTATGCCGGTAAGGTTGGTTTGGTAATGCCTAAAACTGGCGGCGGTTACACTCGCGTAGCTTGGACCGGCGAGAGTGAACCAAAATGGGGCTGGTCCACTTACCCAGAACGAGACTTAGAAAGAGTCTCTTGACATTCTCTTGACACGATCACCCTTGCATTTACCCCCCCGATATGTTATATTATATGTATAGAAAGGAAAGAACATTATGAAACTTCGCGGACAATCCAACCTTCACCCCATCGCCCTGCACTTGGTATCACCTGAGTTTTGCCGGACAATGATTAAGGTCAACGCTCTGATGCTTTACTCTCTTATCCTCTTGTCACAAACTACCTGACATTCTCTTGACAACTTAGTTGTTGACTTTACCCCATTTTTAGTGTATAATATAGTATATCAAGTAAGGAGATATATCAATGCTTAGAGCAATCGACCAAATCAAAATCCAAACCAAGAAAACCTACAAGCCTGCGCCTGCACCTCCGACACGGAAGCAGATCAGCGGCTGGCATGTCGAGCAAGTCGGCCCTAAAATGTGGGTTGTCTTCCGTAACTCTAGCACACAAGGCAAGCAGGCCGTTATGGACTTCCCCGATCCTTCATGGGCTGAGTCGTTCGCGGCTGGCTGCAACGCAGAACACAAGAACCCGACCAAGATGAGCGCGCAAAGCCTCAAGCGCAAAGATGCGCGGTATCTGACTGATGCGGAGAAGGCTGATCTTGCTGCACTTGAGAACGGCGAGGGTATCTAAATGAATGACTTTCTTGGGATCCTCCTTTTCTCTCCGTTGCTGATGCTGGCCCTTGGTCTTGGCATCGCCATCGGTGAAGCAATCTTCTAATCACACCTAACCCGTAAAGCGCAAAGCGCGAGAGGCAAAGTAAAGAAAATGAAAACCCCCAACTACATAGAGCCGGTAACTGCGGCGGGCTTGGATTAGTCGCAGAGTAGTATGTTCAACCCTAACCCTTGAGGTTAAAGATAATGAAGATCCTACAGTAAAGGCTATAAGAGGTTTAGCCACCCTCATAACTTAAACATGATTCTCGAATGGGCTGCGAGTATAAACAAAGATCCCACCTTTTCAACCGTCCAAGGAGGACACCAATGCCACGCACAAACTTTCCATCACCTGCAAACATTCGACGCCAAACTATCCAAGAGCGTTACGGCCGTCAGGCTCAACATCTTTTTAACAATCTCGCTAAAGACTTTGAGAAGCAGGCAAGTATTAACCAACCTGATCAGACCGTCACTATTCGCCGGCGTACGAGCTATGGAAATGCAGAAGCAGCATGGATCACTCGCCACTTTAATAGCTCGGCACAACGCCAGTTTTCAATCGACTATTGCAACTCTAAGTTAGTTTCAAGCGGTTGGCAGATCACCGGGTTTGAATTCACAGAAGTTGACTGCTCTGGCTATTGGCCAAGCCACGGCCGTATGACTGCAATCGTGGTCAACATGGAATATACATGCGACGATGCGTGTGCAGCTAAATGAAATACTATATCTCTCAAACTGTTGTCGAAGTCGTTGACGGTCGCCTGACCGGTCGCGAGGTTGTATTGACCCGTGCCGATGCGCGAGTAGACAAAGAAGGTGCGAGGCTTCAGAATGTTAAAATGTTTATGCATAAGCTGAGAGCGTTAGGTATTCAGAACCTTCACCTTAATGAGTATGAGAAGAAACGATACAATAGACTTGTGAGGGAACAGAACAAGAGGCACAAAGAGAAGAAGCTAACCGCTGCGGATCTTGCCAAGATGACAGAGCAGGCCGAGGAACTTGGTGCTGACAATGTTTAAGGCTGGAGAACTCATTAAAAGAAAAACACTATCGGATGGTAGAGCAAAAGCCGTGTGTGTAATAGTAGAGAAGAATGAGGATAACTATACATTATTTAATAACTCATTAAACTCTATTCAGACAGTAGCTTGTATAGTAGTTAATCAGTTGTATAGTAAGGTAAGTTAATGTATACAAAAGTATACGGTTGTGTCTGTTGGTGATCTTCACATGCTTGTGTATACTTTTTGATACGGTGTTCGGTGATGTGACTGTATGATTTTATATACGATTGTGCCGAGGGGTTTAGTACATACACACTGTTCACCTTTTGTCAAGCTCTTTCTTGTGTCAAGGTCACATTCTGTCCGATTCGACGGTATTTCCTTGACAAACGCTTGACATCCTACACTTGACATTCAACGCCAGAGATGGTATATTATATATATAACGGGGGGTTATACATGAAACGATTTGCTGCATTCATCGCGTCCGCACTTCTGCCGGGACTTGGACAATGCTTTTACGGACATCTGTGGTGGGCGCTGCTGTTCTTTGTCAGCACCTGCATACTTGGACCGGTCTGCAATATCCTTGCGGCCCTACACATTCTATTCATTAAAGATTAAAGGAGACTGTTCATGTCACTAACTGAGGAAACTGTTTACGATCTATTGGCTGCTGGTATGTGGACGGCCATGCTTTTTATGCTGATGGCTTGGTGACACTATATACGGGACACTACATATAGTGTGTGCATATGCATTTGATTGGCAAATCCCTATGGGTGAACGAATGTGTGACACTACATGTAGGGATCGAAGGGGCGAGACTACATAAACGAATACAGTTTAACATTTGTTTGTATTAATACTGTAACTGTTTAGGAGAAACTATGCCGAGAGTTAAGAGACTATTAAAAAGAGTAGGTTCAACCTGTGCTATCATTGCATTCTATTCGCCAGTGATTGTTTATGTATACAGTTATGTATTGTATGATTGCATGCGTGTAAGACCTGACAGTAATATGACAAAGTGATTTGACATTTACTTGACAGGGGTACCCCCTACCCCCCTACCCCGAATGTATGTCCGCCGATATTGACATATCCTTGACAGGCCAGCTATACCCCTTCACGATACCGCCAAGAAATTTGAGACTTTAAAAAACCGCGCCTAAAAATTTTCCCAGATATATACATTGTGGGGTATTACAGTCGGGTGAAAGAGTTCTTCGCAAGAGCACCACCACATTCGTTGGAGGTGGGCGACTTAGTAACATGTACATGCCATGGGGGTGTGGCCATTGTGTTGGATATATACGATGGAGATGATGCATTAGATTATATGTCCATGGATATGTGCAAGATCTTTTGGATCAAGTACCCACACAGCGGCATTAAGGAGAGAGTTTGGATGCATACCATAAGCAGATTGTATCTGTTTAAAGGGAATAGGCGGATAGACTATGTAGATTATGGATGACCCGATTGATTTTGGTATAAAGAATTATACATATGCAGTGGGGGATCTTGTGAAGTTTACGGGATATCATTATTCACCAGATTATAAGTATGTTGATGAAGATGATTATGAATTGGGCATCATTATGCGCATCAATAAGCGTGTGTATTACCAGCCGATTTACATTGTACATTGGTTTAAAAACAATCGTACAACAGAAGTTTTAGAGGATCATTTAAGTTTGGTTGTTAAGCAAATTAAAGACTATTTATAGCCATACGAGCCACACACGAATAAGCGCTCGTTAAGTAGGATTATTTAATGAATTATATAAAGCGTAAGAGTACCATAATCATGGGTACCATGGTGCTAGCATGCATGGGTGTGAACCAAGCTTGGGCAGATAAGGCCGAGGATGCAACGCGTCAGCATGACTCTGAGTACATCACGGAAGATACGGTGGTAATACCTCAGATTCGGTGGAACATCATTGGGAGCCATACAGGGGTTGCCCATGATTCTGAGAAATTTATACAACCTGCCAAGGATTGTTTGCTTACCAAAGACAAAAGCGCCGATTACTTATTGCAATTAGAGTTGTGTAAGCAAGAACGAAAAGGGTGGCTGAAGATTTAACCTGCATATATAGTATGTGGGCGATTCTGTACATACTGTTCTCAAAGCGGGTGATATCTTGTATGATATTATCACTCATGATTGGGCCGTGCTTATCGAACGAAGGAAGCAATGGACCTATCGTTACATGCCTGATGGCGATAATTACACGATTTGGGTGTGGGAGTTGTTCTGGACCCCTGTGCCTGATAATGCGCGGTATACGGAAGAAAGCCTATATCGGATGATCGAGGAAGGACGACTGATCCTTTACAAGAATGACAACTGATTACTGGCGTGAGCGTGTAAAAGATGTTATGTTATCTGTCGGAGATATGATAGTTGATTGTGTAACCGGTCATTATGGGGTTTTGATTGCACGCAAGAAAAAAGATGTCGGTTATGAGCCTGAGTCTAGTATTTACTTTTGGCAAGTAAAGTGGTCTTATACTCAAACTGATTATCGAGACCCGCCTAACCCTGATTGGTTGGAAGAATACGGTCTTAAGATGTCAATACTCGTTGGTTTTTACGATTTGCACCCTCAAAACAAGGAAAAAATTTAGGAAAAAATTATGAAAAAAAATTCGGCGTTTAGGGAGATAACTGTTGGCGGTTGATATACGAATGGACCCGTTCCAAATTGGTGATCTGGTAAAATACATCTACTACGAGGGCGGCGAGCTGTGGGATGCTGCCGAGCGTAGCAACATCGCATTTATCCTCGATATCATCGAAGACCCTGATGAAAAACAAGTCGACCTGTTTCCTAAACTAATGATTTACGACACGCGTTTGGGGAGAACTGTTCTCACTCATGCTTATAATGTAGAATTTATTTCACGAGCCTCGTAGTTACTTTGATGGGCAAATTGCAAGAGATTTTAAAAACTTTATCTATTGCGGCAATCTTTATTAATATATTTCTGCTTGGATTTGCTTATTTGAATGATGTATATGAGCTTCAAATCTTATCTATTGTAAACATGATTTTTCTAAGTTTTGCGCTTTTATATGAAAAAAAGGATTAAGTTCTCGTAATTACATATAGGGGGTCGCGTGAATGAATTTAATATTTACTATTTTTGCCGTGTTAGGCTTGGGGGGTTGTGGTAACGATTATGCGATAGTTAAGCCGGGTGAGCCGGAAACTATTGTGATTACCGAAACTGAAACAATTGTAGAGACTGTAACTGTAACTGAGGAAGTCGAAGTACCGGTTTATGTTGAAGTAGAAGTGCCAGTCAACGAGGGTGTAATCTGGGTCGATTCTTTTACCCAGCATATGTCAGTAGATGGCATTGATATTTTGTGGGTAGTGGACCGTTCAGGTTCAATGAACCGTTTTAATTCTGAATTATTAGCTGGTGTTGAAGCCATGTTGTTGGCATTACCCACTTCTGATTGGCGTTTAGTCATGATTAGCGCTGACGCGCGAAAAGCAGTTCTCAGTACGGAGTTCCCTTTAGTGCCCGGCGATGATATTGATGATGCCGCGGCAATGTTGGCAACCCTGACTTCAGCTCCATATGAAGAGGGATTTAATTCTGTATACGATTATATTAATCATAATCCTTACTCTTCAACTTGGATGCGGCCAGATGCTGGCTTATTAGTGGTATTTGTTTCCGATGAAGAAGAACAGAGCGATGTAGAATATCCAGCTGTATCTGACTTTATAAGTTGGTATGGTTCTTTGAGAATGGGTTCAGTTTTTATGGCCAGCATAATAAATGTTGAGGCTGATTATACTCTTTGTGATTACCCGCCGAACCCAATGGATGTAGGAGATAGATATATGGAAGCTACAAGCTTACTTGGCGGTGTTGTAGTCGATATATGTGACACTGACTGGTCTCCCGGAGTCACTGATGCTACTCATTCAATTGAGCCAGTTGAAGAAATACTATTAACTCATAAAGCAGAAACGGATTCGATTAGAGTATTTATAAACGGATCGTTAAACCATGATTGGGTTTATAGTGAAACATATAACACAGTATATTTTACAGTACTCCCGGCCGCTGGTCATCTAGTTGAAGTTGGATATCGATATATAGAGCCAGATACTGGCGAATAAAAGGAACAAAAAATGAATAAATTTATTAAGTGTATGATGATTGTAGGTTTGTGCCTGACAACCATGGTGAGTTTTACTGCGAGTGGCGCAGATAATTATAAACCTCGCAACCCAGTAGAAAAAGTTAGCAAATCGCTTAGTTCAGTAGAGAAAAAAGTAAGGAATGCGGCTGTAAAGGTTATGACTGGTGGTGGGCATGGCAGCGGCACGGTAGTGCAATATAAAGATTTGACTCTGATATTGACAGCTCGACATGTCGCAGATGGACCCCTTGGGATGGAATATCTTGTGTCAAATGACGATGAACAAAGAACAGCAGTATTAATTTATCAAAGTAAAGAACACGATATCGCTGTTCTAGTTTTAAAGAAAGAGTTTTACCATGTTAAACCAATGAGCTGGAAACCAACTAAGAGTTATGATATCGGTACTGACATTGTTTATTCAGGACACCCCTCATGGCATAAGCTGATGTCATTTACCGGCAGAATTGTAGGGTACGAAGAGGTTGCTGGCTCTGGAACTCAGTTAATAGTCAACACCTATGGCTGGTTTGGGTGTTCTGGCTCGGGGGTATATAACACTGATGGAGAATTAGTTGGAATATTATATGGAGTTGATGTACAATATGCTTTTGGCACCCAAATTCAAGAAAATATGATCTGGGTAGCTCCTATAAAAAATATCAATCTTGATGATTCACTGGGAGCTTTCTGTAGAGGGAGTGTTAAAGACTATAGAGCTTGTAAATGAGTTATAAATGGAATAGCTTTCTCACCGAAGGTGAGTTAAAAACAGTAGGAATTGTTGTTTGCCTTAACGATAAACAGCAATTTTTAGTTATTAGGCGCTCCAATATAGACCATCGTGAGGGTCAATGGACGATTCCCGGCGGGCATATTGATGAAGAAGACGATTCAATTGAAGCAGGGGCCGTTAGGGAGCTAGACGAAGAAGCAGATTTAAAGTGTAATGTTTCCGATCTCATCTATCTGGGTGAGCCTAAAGATAAAAAGTACTATTTTTTGACTACAAAGTGGACAGGAGAGGTAAATGTTGATAAACCAAACCCTCATACTGGTGATATTGAGCACGATGATTATAGGTGGGCTACCATTGAAGAGATAAAAGACATAGACAATAGTGAAATTCCGATCTATTTATTGGAGAAAGCTTTGGAAATGTCTAAAAATGAATGATTTGTATGGTCCAATGGACGAAAAAAAGAAAAAAGCCGGCTCTGAATCAAGTAAAGAGTCCTCACTGAGAGACTGGTTTGGTAGGAAGGGAGCCAAGGGTTCTAAAAAAGGATGGGTTGACTGCAATTCTCCTGATGGAAGCGGTGGCTATAAGGCTTGTGGGCGTGGCTCAGGCGAAAAACGCAAGAAATATCCTGCTTGCAGACCAACCCCGGGCGCCTGTAAAGAGCGCGGTAAAGGAAAATCATGGGGTAAGAAAGCAAAATCTAAGAAAAATGAGGAATTATACATGGATTTAGAACAAATTATTCAAGAAGAGTTAGAGGCAGTCCTTGACGAGAAGAAAAAGAAGAAAAAGTCTTCTGGCAAAAAGGACGCTTGTTACAGTAAGGTAAAATCACGCTATAAAGTGTGGCCAAGTGCATATGCTTCCGGTGCTCTTGTTAAATGTCGCAAGGTTGGTGCTAAAAACTGGGGTAATTCCAAGAAAGAGTCTCTCCAAATTATGATTGAAGATGAATTGACCCAAGTTTTAATTGAAAAAGAGGAAAAATCTAATTTAAAAGCAAAAGTTATAAAAGCTTTACGCGATGAGGGTGGTGCTGCTGGTATGGACGCACTGAAAAAACATACAAAGGCTTCAAAAGAAGAGATAAACAAGATTATAGACTCTTCGAGCAATATAAAAGTTCACGAAGATGGTGATGTTATTTTAATGGACAGTTTAGAAGAGAAAAAAAAGAAGAAAGCTTGTAAACCCTCCAAAGGAAAGCGCTTTGCGAAGCGTGTAGACGGCAAATGTCGCTCATTTGGACAAAAAGGACAAGCAAAAGGCGGCGGAGACCGCATCAGACCCGGTACAGCTAAGGGTGATGCGTACTGCGCGCGCTCAGCAAAGATTAAAAAGTGTAAAAATCCCCCATGTGCCAACGCATTATCCCGTAAAAAGTGGAAATGTCGCGGTTCTAAATCAATGAAGGAATAAAAAACATGTTATCTATGGTAAAATCTAAGAAATGTCCCAATTGTGGCATGCCTTTAACCGACGAAATGTCGTGTGACTATTGCGAATGGAAAGCCAATGCTAAATGATGAACAAATCCTGCTAAAAACAGCCAATCTTTTGGACACTTTACAAGAAAAGTGCTGGGACGGGTACAAACAAGTCGGGATGAAGAAGAAAAGTGGCAAAAATGTGCCAAATTGTGTTCCGGTTAGTGAAAAAGTGCTTCGGGAAGTCACTGAAGACGAGATGCGAGCACTTGAAGATGTTTTAGACGACTTAGATCCAGCCAATCTGCCTCTGAATGACCTTTTCAGTGGCAAAATGCGCACCGTTATACCATTTCCAACGCTTGATCCATCCACAGAGCTTGGAAAGTTTGCAGAATTCTTCAGATCTCAAGAGTATGATGTAGATTGGGAGAAAGGTATGGTATATGCCGAGCGTGATCTGCGCACAGCCGATGATTTAATGAATACTTTGATTGGTATGCAGGCCGGACAGCCCGAAAAGAAGAAAGTTAAGAAGATTCAGATGAAAATCGGCAAGCTTTTCTCCAAATTGGCTGATTTAAGCCGAAGAAAAGACGAATTATACCAAAAAGTCTATAAACACGCGGATAATATCAACTATAAGTTAGCAGATGGCAGGGGTATCGATACACCAAACCGAGTTACCGGAAAAATGCTGAAAGCAGCGCTTGATGAGAAGGAATATGAGAATTTTCAGAGAATTAACACTCAAATTTACTTATATGTCGTAAATCCGGGAGTTGCAGGGCCTGCCGGCTACAATTTAACCGATTTAGCCACTGAATACGGCGAATATTGGAAAAAGAACGCCGGATACATCAAAAAAGAGATAAATAACATCGATAATGACAAATTTTCCATTATTATCACTCGACATCCGATAGATGTGCTCAGAATGAGTGATTTTGACGAGATTACCTCTTGTCATTCTCCAGCTAGCCGTGCAAATGCCTATCAATCGTACTACAAATGCGCTGTAGCCGAGGCTCAAGGCCACGGAGCCGTAGCATACGTGGTTGAGACAGAAGAGCTTCTGAGCGCCACTAATACGGGTAATATAGACAGTGCAGAGCAAGAAATCCAAGAAGG